TCCAGAGTTTTGATCAGTTGCCCATGATGGTACACCTGATGCCACTTTTAATACTTGTCCTGCTGTACCAATACCTAATTTGCTTAAAGCTGTAGTACTACTAGCATAAAGAATATCTCCTACTGTATAAGCTGATTGTCCAGTACCACCATTATTAGCATCTAATGTACCCGCTAATGTTATTGTTCCGCTTCCAGTAACTGGTCCACCTGAAGTAGTTAATCCAGTTGATCCACCACTTACATCAATACTTGTAACAGTACCACCACCAATTGCAGTAGTAATTTGAGATATACTTACATATTTAGCATTACTATCACTAGTATCACTTACTAATATTTTATCTGCTGCTACTACAGTTATACCTGTTCCATCAGCCGCAGCTAATACAACGTTATCAGATCCTGCATAATCTACAGCTAGTGTACCAGATCCTGTTATTGCACCTCCAGTTAAACCAGCTCCAGATCCTACAGAAGTTACAGTACCATCTTTACCAAAGCCAGGCATATTAGAAATAAGTGATTTCTTTAATGTATTTGAATCAGTAGTATCTGAAAACCAAACATAATCAGTTCCTACTGGATCTGCTGCTGTTAATACTAAAATTGCATTGTCTGATCCTACAGTATCAATGTTAACTGTAGGTGTTACAGAAGCAGATCCTGAAATTGATATACCAGTTCCACCAGATACACTAGTTACTGTACCAGCTGCTGAGTCAGTACCTGTAACTGTAAGTGTATTACCACTTCTTGTTACTCCTACTGTACCTGCACCTGTAATAATTACATCATCATTAGTTCCATCTGATCCTGCAAGTCTTACACCTGCTGTTCCATTTGTAGAACCAACACCTGATAAATCATAAGTAGTGTCTCCATCTGTACCTGTATCAATATCTACCCATGCCCCATTATAAAGTCTAAGTTTACTTGTTGTTGTGTCATAATAGATTCTTCCAAGTGAGCCTGCTGGAGCTGTACTTTCATTATCTATACGGACTTCTTTAATCTGGTTACTATTAAGATCAATGTTACCATCAATATTAAGACCATTTAGAAATTGTATTGCCATTTTATTTGTTTTTTATTTGTTATTTATTTGTTAATTTAAGAAGACGCATCCTCTAAATGCAGTTTGAAAAGTTAAATTTATAGTATTACTATCTGTATATACAGTATCCCCTACAACAATTGTATTAGTTGAATCAACTACAGTAACTGAAGGAAATTTCCCTAAGTTATGTGTTACTGTCCATGATGAAGATGCAACATCAAAACATTGTGTATATGTTCCTGCGTCAGCAAGAATAGTTTCTAAGTCAACTATTGTGCAAACATTAGTTGGAACTTCTGGGCAAGACATGCTTGCTGCAGTATTTATTTTTTTAAGAGGTTCAACAAAAACACCCTTTGTTCCACTAGCTACTACAATCTTAGAACTTGCAGCATTTTGCCAATCACATAATTCTTTATTCATAACAGCAGAATCATAATTTTCATAACAACAAGCATCTATTCCAAATCTAAGAGATTGAAAATTTGCATATACTTGATTAGAAAAAGTTTGTTCAGTCTTTATTCTTTTTAATAAAGCTAATTCACTTTGCCTTTCTGTATTAGATGATGCTGATATGTTAGATGCTGCCATATTATTTATTTCTTAAATCTTGTATCTGTTGTTTAGCTAATTCTAAATTTAGATCTCTTGCTGATGTACCCGCAGCTTTAGATTTAGCTTCACACTGTTTACAGACTATTGTTCCGTCTAATAATGATGCTTTTTGGCAGCCGCAAGTAAATTGTTTTGAGCAATGTGCACAATTTGCCATGTTTGGTTTGGTTTTAAATTAAATATTTTGAACTTGATCCACAATTACCTGACGGACATGCAATCTTATTCAGTCTAGTTTTAGCATAATTATATAATTGCATTCCATGTGCAGCTGATTGACAATATTCTACATTAGATACTGCTGCATCAATTAATGTTCTTATATAATTTAATTCTGCCAATAATGATTCTTTATCTGAACTAGGTTGACATGCTTGCACATCTAATTCACATAATACTTCATAGTATGTAGATAATAATTTTGTTACTCTTAAATGATTATATTCTACATAAACTTTAGAGTTTGGTGATACACTATATTTAACAATATATATTCCATCAGGAATATTGTCTTGTACATCACCACAATTAACTGTCTGCAATGCAAGTGTACAAGCAGTTAAACAAAAATCAAATCCTTTATTTACTTTGATAAGTACGGGTACACTATACCCTGGAAGTGTAATTAACAACTCTTCACAGTCTACTGCTAAATCATCAGAATATTGACTTGTATCTTTTATACATAGTAAACCACAGTTAGATACTGTAGGAATTTCTAAACTTAATATATGTTTGCTTGCCATTTTGTATTACTTAATTATACTATATAGATAATATACAAAATTTTAAAGGATATAGAAAATAAAAAGGGTAGGAGTTTTATCCCCTACCCTAATTAAAATTTAAAATATTACTTGATTACCAAACAGCGTTTGTTTCAAGAGCAATTTTATTACCATTATCACCAGCCCAGTTTACTAAACCAGTTAATAATAATTCTAATGAAGTTTGTGCTGCAGCATCTGAACATTTTACATAAATCTTATATACATATTGATCATTATCAAATACACCAGTTGGGTTATTAAACCTTGGCACTGAGTGCTGAATGTAATAAGCTTTGTAAGTTGCAGTTCTATCAACAGAAGCAAGTAATTCATCAGACATTTCAATTTCTCTGATTCTTGCACTGCTAGCATTTCCTTGATTATAAGGAGACTGACGGTATCTTTCAGACATGATTAAATCTCTAATAACTTCTTCACCTTGAGTTTGTTGCATTGAACCAGGCGTTCTTTTAGCTACACCACAATCATTACATGGCTCTCCAGTTTCATCAAGTTGTGATAAAATGATTTCAACAGGCTCCTTGTTAAAGTGATCTCTAGTATCAAATGAACAATCTCCAAATTGAGTATCAACATAAGCACCTACTACACATAATTCAGCAGAAACTTTATCAGCTCCATTTGGATCAGTTGAAGGAACATATGTACCTCCTGGCTTAACTTCAGCAATAGTATATATTGCGTTAGTTACTACACCAGCAGCAGTAGTTGTTGTAACTATTACACCACCAGCAGTTAAACCTGCAGCAGCAACAGTTAAAGTTGCATCAGTAGTTGCACCAGCGTCTACTATAGTAACAACATCACCTACCATATAACCAGCACCAGCTTGTGCAATATCATAAGTTTCAATTACTCCAGAACCACTTACAGTTAATACATCAACTTTAGCAGCAACATATCCTGGTCTACTTTGCGCAGTAATTGCAGTTCCATTACCATCAACAGCTGTTGTATCTTTAACAGCTACAGTATAAGCTACTCCAGCAGCTAATGTAAGACCAGCTCCTTCTAAAAGACCATTAATATCAGCTTCCTGAACAAATGGCTTAATTAAAGGATCTCCAAGAGCCATATATCCCATAGCACCTAAAATAACTGCTGGGTCAATAAATTCTTGTCCGTCAACGCAACATACATTTGCTGAGTCAGCAATTGCATAAGCATTGTGATTTAAAAATCTTAGTGCAGGTGAACCCTTCACGTCAATTCTCATAAATTGTGTTTTACCACATGGTGCACAATCTGAAGCTAAAGAAAGACAAGCAGTTGCTTGACTTGCTACTGTACAGTTTGTTTCCCATATTCTAGTAATATATCTAGGGTTAATCCCTTTAGATTTTACTGATTCTTGATACCCACCATGTCCAGGATTGTTACCAATAGTATCTTTAGTATAGAAAGAACCTTGCACTACGTATGCCATGTCCCCAACTGTAATAGCTGGAACAGCTGCACCTCCTGCAAGAGCAACTGATTCCCAGTCTGCTCCGTCTACTAAAGCCATTTGTCCTGCGGCAAGTGCACCCGTTGCAGTATTAGCAGTTGCTAATGTACTATCTGCAATGAATGTCTTGTTGAACGCATTGTTAAAATAAGCCATAATTAATTAATTTTGTGTGAGGACCATTACCCCCACTGGTTATAAATAATGATTTAAACAGTTTACTCTGTTCGTAACATCCTTGTTACTATTAATATACTACTTTTCTACTAGATAAGCAAGATATTAATTGTTTCTTTCAGCAGCTTGTGTACCTCTTTGCTGCTGATATATATTTTCTATATCACCTGCAATAATTGCTGCAGCATCATCAAGCATAACTTCTACTAAATCATCTTTAAATTGACAATTTACATTAGTTAAACTAATATTTCCTGTATATGGATCTGTACATCCTTCTACTTGTATATATACAGGTTTTTGATAATAAGTTAATACAGGAGTAACAATATTAAAATTGCTATTCCTGTATATTCTTATTGTGTTATTTAACATTGTACAAAATGTTTCACCCCATCCAAAATCTGGATTTTTCAAAGGATCTCTAAGCAATAATGATACATTAGCTTCTTCAGCTAAATATACCGTCATTGTTCTAGGTTCAGGACAACAATCATCAGTAGCAGATGCAGTTATTGTTTTGAATTCCAGGTATGTATCTACTGGAAAATTATTTGATTCAAAATATGTATTTGTAACTGTACCTGTTAAAGACAACTCTCTAAGTAAAGGTTGTAAGTCATCAATTCTTTTTTTTGATAACTCATCACCTTCCTTATACATGTTACCCCCATGGAGATTTCTTCTACACCATTCTATTTGAGCTTTATTAAAAGCTTCAATAAACTGCCAACACTCAATATTATCATAGTCATTGCTATCTAATTTATTAAGTCTTTGCTTTAGTTTAATTAAGAGTGTGCTATTTTCCATTAGTTATATATTTATGCATTCCAATATGGTTGAACCTTATCCATTAAAGATAATAATTGTTCTTCATTGTTTGGATCTTTTAAAAAGTCTAATACTTCTGATGGTCTTTTACCTAACCTTATACCACTATCTATTGGTTCAATCCACCCTCCTGCTTTAGTAGTTATAAATCTATAATATAATCCATCTTTAATAAGAGCTCTAATTTTTAATTCTTCCATATCTAATTTAGATACTTCTAAAAATTGTGTAGCTGCTCTTTTTTTATTTGATTCAGCACCATTACCATTAATGTATTCATCCATATTTTCATAAAGAACATCATTTGGTGTATTTGTTGTATATTGTACACTATCCGCATCTACTACTTTAGAAACATACATTAACTTAGTTGTATTAGAATCAAAAAGACCTTGTAATTCTGAAATAGCTTTATTTTTAACTTTAATAAGTTCTGTTCTAGTAGTTAAAGTTTCTTCAACAGTATCTAAATAAAATTTAGGGCCCGTTTGTGAACTCTTAGCATCTTTTAAAGATTTAGCTACAATAGAAAATCCACCTGCTCTAATAGCATGAAGTTTAATTCTATCATATGGATCAACTTCACCATCTAAAAATACTGGATCATTACCACATCTTAAACTAATCTTATCCCAAAACTTAGAATTATCCGGTTTCATTACAGTTAACTTATTCCAAAAATCCTTATCTTCTGGGTCAACTACATTAGCAGCTAACTCTGCTTCTAATTCAGAAACTTCTTTTCTAATTTCTGCAATTTTAGCTTTCTTTTCTTTAGGAGGTAACATTTTTACTTTAGGATCAAATTCATTTAATCCAGTAATGTATCTTTTAACTCCATTCATTTCTAAACAAGCTAATGATTCTTCATGAAATACTCCATCATGTAGAGATAATCCATAAGCCTCCAATCCCATATTCTCCTTTCCAGGATTAAAATAAGGACGGATAGCAATTGTACTGTGCTTCTTTGTTTGTTGATACTTTTCAACAATTGTGTAATCTTCCATTTGGTTTTTTTTAAAAATTAATAATTGGTACTCTAGTCAAATTGTATACCGTAGTATACGCTTCTATTATTACTAATATTTCTAAAAGCAAGAGATTAATCTTGCTTAAAGTTTTTGACTATGTTGTTAGTACTATGTTAATTGCACCACTACCTGTCTGAATATATAGGTCTCCCTTTTTTAATCCAGCAGCTTTTGCAGCAGCTTCATTAGCATATGTAGTAGAATCAGCAAGATCACGGATCCAACTAATTACTTCATTTACATGTAGCAATCTAGCATTACCTGTCTGAGCTCTTGTAACTCCTTCATACGCAGCACTTTCAAACTTCTGACTTAATTTATTTACTTGCTTAGGTTTTCCCATAATTTATTTCTTTAAATGTTAATAAAAAAAAGGGGAGGGATTAACCTCCCCCTTAATTATAATTACTAGAATGATCCTCCTGTTACAGGATTTCTCATTACAATTTTAAGAACTTTAGTAGGATCCTTAACCCAAATAGCTGGCATGGTTTGAGTCATATAAACTCTGTATCCATTGAATTGTCCAGTAGAAGCAAAACCTTGAGTTCTTCCCATGTAGTCCATAGTACCATTTTGGTAGAACCACTTAAGTTGATTATCCCAAGATAATTTTAATAAGTGAATGTTATCACTTCCTTCATCTGTTACATCAAAGATAATAAAGCTAAATGAACTTAAAGGTCTTCCATCAATTAATGGATTCTCAATATCATTTGTATTTAAGTTATCAAATGCTGGATTTAATACAAACTTAACGTTAGCTAAGAAAGGAATAGTAAAGCTTGTGTAAGCAAAACCATAATCTAAATCCATACCAGAACCTTTAACAGCTCCAATATCTGATGCATTTTGTACTAGACCTGAACCATACACTTCATCAGCAATTGCTTTGTTGATAAGTTGCATACCTCCAATACCTGTTTGTACAACAAGTGATCTTTGTGGGTCTGGCCCTTTGAATTCAACTTTACCTTGATAGAAGTTATAAAGTTCAGACTTAAACATGTCAAGAGTAAATGAAGACTTGTTATATACTCTTTTGAAAGAGTTATCTAACTGTGCCCATAAACCTACAGATAATCTAATATCATCCGGTCCATCTTGCTTAATTCTACCACCTTTACCCCACATTAGGTAAGTTTCAATATCCGTTGCAATTTTAGATAAGTGAGCTGCTTCCATATTTGTAATGAAAGTTCTTGTAAGAGTTCCATTTTCAAATGCTTCTCTAGCACCAGCTTTACCCATGTTTGCAACAAGTCCTTCAATACTAGGTACTGATGGGTTGTTTGGATCTGTGTTAAAGTTTCTCCAGATTTCAGTAACAGGTACAGTACCATCAGCGTTTAATCCACCTTTGATCATTAAGTCTGCTCTTGAAGAAATTGAATAGTGTACATGTGCTTCTGCTCCTCCTACAAAGTTGTAGAATTCACGGAAACCAGAACCTGTTTCAATGTCAGAGAATCTTTCTCCGTACTCACCTCTTGCAGAACCTTTTCTGAAGAATTTAGTACCTTTAGCTAAATACTTGTTATCCAAGAAAGCCGTGTTGTTGTTATTAACTAATTGAACAGTGTATACAAAACCGTCACCTGCAGGAATAATATCATCTGCTGTGATGTAAAGTTCTAGTCCATTATACTTATCATAAGTAATAATGTCACCATGTCCAAAAGTTCTTTTGTTAATTTTGATCTTAAATAAAGTTCCATCTACACCTTTATTTGAAGATGCTGGTTCAATATCCGCTACAATGTACGGAAGATCTTGTGCAATAGGAGTTTGCCATTTATACTCACCACGTGCATTGTCCACCATGATTGTATTCTTTCCACCGAATGAAGCCATTTGATACAAAGGCATTTCTACCTTTTGGGTCATTGCCCATAGATCAATTGGTCCCATATCCATAGGCTCAGGGTTACCAAGCATCTGTGTCAGGTGATAAGAATCAACATGAGAACTAGCTTTGTAGCTTGTATCTCTTAGGAAAATCCCATTATTTAGTACTGGAGTTGCCATAATTTTTGATTGTTTTTGTTAATAATTGTTTTTGTTGTTTATATTTAATTTACTTAATTAAATTCGTTTAAATATGTTGGCCGGTCTAGCTATCTTTCTTTTGTTTGAAGAAGTTCTTTTACCTTCTTCTTCAGCTTGATGAACTCCCAATGATGCACCTCCTGCATTTGTTTGTTCACTTTTTAATTTTCTAACCGTTTTCTCAACACTTTTTTGTGCACCCTTATCCATAATCTTAGCTTTATAAGAATCAGGATCTTGTAATAACCACAAGGCTTCTGAAATTAATGCATAATTAGGTTCTACAAATTGATACTTTTCTAAAAGGTGTCCTAGTAAGTTTGTATTTCTACCACTCACTGATGGGTAATTAGGTTGAACTAAGCCATTATATAACATAGCTTGAGTCTTTCTATCTACTTTAATGTCTCCTAATTTACCTTCCTTTAATGTTTCATATACATTTTTCATATATGCTTGAGATGCATTCTCTTGTTGTTTTTGTTTCATCTCTTGCTCTTTTAATTTTTGAGCAACAACTTTTTCTTGCATCTTATCTAATTTTGGCTTAAACTTAGAAGCTTGTGTTTCTAGCTTTCCTAAGTCTTTCCAAATTTCTATTTCTTCTTGAATCTCTTCTATGTTACCGTATCCAGTAGCACTTAAGTATTCAGTGATTATTTTTTCTTGATCAGAACTTTTCTTTATATCTAAAGATTTAGTTGTTTCCACTTCTGATAATGTTGAAAATAAACCTTTTAAATCTTTACCTCCATCTGCTACATATTTTGCAGCAATTTGTAATTCTTGAGGTAAGCTTGCAAAAAATTGTTTAGGTGTTTCACGTCTAACCTCATTAGCTTTTTCTTCTAAATTAGCTTCAATAAGTTCTTCCCAATCTTTAGCAGTATACTCACTTAAGTCTTTGTCATCATCAAAAGCAACAATCTTGTCATCTTTAATCAATTTGCCAAATACATCTGACATACCACTAATAGCTTTTCTACCCCTTTTTTCTTTTGTTTCTTCTTCCTGAGTCTCTTCTTCTTTAAAAGAATCTAAAATGTCTTCAGCTTTTTCTTTAACTTCAGTTACACTTTCTTCAGCTTTAACTGACTCAGTTTCTTCTACCTCTTCTTTTTCCTCTACTTTAGCAGTTATATCATCTACTCCATCATTATCTGGATCAGCAAATGACATATCAGCCTTTTCTTGTAAACCTGAAAAAATATTTTTAGGTTGTTTTGCAGTAGTATCATCCTGTAACATATCAGCACCACTTGGAGCGGCATTGAATATCTCATCTAAATTAATATCTACTTTTTCTACGTTACTTTTCACAGTTGTTGCACTCATAATATTTGTTGGTTTTAATATTAATACTTACTATATACATAATATAAGAAATGTTTCTTACATTTAAACTACCATAAACTTAAAAAATTTTATTAAATATGAAAATAAATTGCAGTATATAGCTAACAGTTATTTTTTATCCTTATTATTTTTAACATCATACTTATTTTTGTTCTCTTTAGCAATTTGTAGTTTAGTATCAGCAATATAGTTTTGACTTGCAATTTTCTCTTTTTCTACATTTAATCTATTGCTTTCTTGAACAGATTTAGAAGCATTCTCTTCACGCTTCATATTCATCTGTTCTCTATATTGTGTAGTCTCTCTAATATCTTTCATTGCATCTTGATAATCTGATACTTGATTTTGATTTATATCAGATACTGATCCAAATCCAGCAGATCTAATTTCAGCTAATGTAATATCATTTTGTCTATCTTTTTGATTTTCAGATATTTCAACTTGTAATTTCTGCTGTTCTTCTTGAGATTTAGCTTGAAGTTGTTTTTCTTGCATTTGTTGTTGTTGCTGCATATCTTCTGCTCTCTGTTTTTGTATTCTTGCTTCAGAGTCTTTTAAAATATCTGATACTTCAGCAATTGAGTCAGCTTTAACAATATTACCTAACTCATATATACTTGCTCCAGTAGTATTATTTGTAAGAGCCATTTGTTTAAGATTTTCTAATATTGCTCTATGATTAGTTTTAGTAGTTGCAAATACATTAAAATCTCTAAGTAATAAATCAGTACCATTAATAGTAAAATTAACTTTTTCTGCTTCAGTTGATATATAAGATAGTCTAACGCTTGGATTAGTACTACAATAGTATTGAGCAAGATCAGTTCTCATTTGATGTATTCTTGGCATTAGATGATCTGAATGCTGTACAAAATACATCTCTGTTTGAGCGTATGACTGTTGCATAGCCTGAACTACCCCAGTTGCCGTTTGAGCTGATACAGCCCCTCCTAAACGTTGTGGGTTAATTCCAATAGCATCAAAGCATTGTTGTTTAAAGTAATTTGCCAATTGGATCCTAGACATTAATCTACTTGTCTGCTCCATGTTTAAAGTTTGATAATGATTGAAGTTGGTGGCATTCTCAGTATTAGTAATTGAAGTATCTAAAGGAAGCATTTGAAAGTCTTTCATTGCTACCCATGCTTTAGCATAATTATTTTTACCCCAGTCTTCTCCCATGGAGTGACGTGGTAAAGCATTTTGATCAAACATGATTACCGTTCCTAATTCATCTATCAGAATGTCTGCAATTTGGTTATTAACCATATTGTACCCAACTTGATAAGCTTTCATTAAATCAACTAATGAAGTAGATCTAGTATTTCTATCAGAAAATACTCTTCCTTCAACAGGTAACTTGCATCCGTATAAAGTATTGTTTCCTTTAAATTGGAATGGCAACCTGCCAGGTTTAGTTCTATTAATTCCTAAATATATAGGGTTTATATTATCACCCATTGTAGATTGCCACATAGCTGGAAGGTTTGGTCCTACTTTAACACCTCCCCATACTTCATTAATCCATATCCAATCTATATGTTCTCCTTCTAATAAATTTTCTTTATTTTTATTCTTAAATATTGATGTATCAAATACTGCTTTCTTTGTAATTTTAAATGTTTCATCAACAATTTCCTGAGTTACCTCACCATCTGTTTCTATTTTAGTTAAGTGTCCAACTTTTCTTTGAGTCTTCCAATATATTGTGGCTACTCTCATTAAACCTCCTTCACCCCACATAGATACATCTTCATTCTCATCAAGAATTTCACTTAGTATATCCCCACCTGCTGATGGATTATTTTGATAGTTACTTACAAATTGTCTATACGCTAAACCAGGCATATTAGTATTCCACTCATGTGATCTAGTTGCATCATAGTATGAACCATCATTTTGATAACCGTTTACTTGATACTGTGCTGATCTAGCAGGATATATTTTCTGTAAAGATTCTAATTGTTTGTTATCCATTAAATATCCGTATCTATCAACTACATCTGATACTGTCATTAAATCTACTTTACCTGCATAATTTGAATCTGCAATATATCTTTGATCTGGTGATTTTTGATAGAAAGTTAAAACTGGATTCCATAACTCTACATCATAGTCATCTTCTAACATTCTAAAATGCCAAAATTCTCTATCTGCAATAAGCATATCTCTAAATCCTCTTTCTTCAAGTTCTTGCATTTTAAATCTTTCATCATCTACTGCAAGTGTATGAGATGCCCATTCCTCTACCATGCTTCTATAAGACTTACTAAAGAAGTCTTCTATTTCTGGTAATGTTTTTAAATTTTCTGGATTAAGTTGTTGTTGTGCTTCTTCAGATGCAGGATCCATTCCCATGTCTACCATTTTACGTACAAGCTGTGCTTCTGCTGTAGCTAATAAAGATTCTTCAATCTGAACTCTTTTTTGTTCTAGCATTTCATTATAAGATGCATCATCAACAGCTCTAAACTGTACCTTAGAATATCTTTTGGCAAACTCACCTGTTAATACATTAATTACATTTGGAACTATTGGATAAAATTTTAATTCTAATGCTGAATCATTCTCTTTAGTAAGAACATCCATCATATCTTTATACTCATTATCTGGCTCAACTATATAATCAGTTTTATCAATTACACCTTTAGCTAACTTATAATTTTTAAGAAGTCTTCTTGAATTTACCCTTAAAAATTCTATACCTTGTAATTCTAACCAATCTAAATTCCATGCTGCCCAATTATCATCTTTCTTCTTATATGGTAAAAATTGAACTGGTTGTGTTAAGCTAGAAAATGTTGGTCCACTTTCTGCTTTAGCACCATCCTTCATTTGCATTGCATTTAATACTCTCATCTATTTAAAATTTTTAAAGCCAGATCTCCTACCTCTAGAATTAGTTACACCATTACGCCCAATGTTTTTAAACGGGCTATACTTTAATTTACTTATTTTTTGTGAATTTACCAAGGAATTATCCTCTGATTCACGTCTTTTAGTATATCCTCTGTTTGATTGTTGAATTTTTACAAACGCTATTAATGCCCCAAACGCAACCATTCTATCAACATTCAAACCAGGATGATAAGCAAGCATTTCTGTTAATAGCATAGGATCAGGTATTCTTTCTACACCTAATGTTTGTGTCATAACATTACCTTCCTTATCTGTTTCCTCATCTATCACTTCTCTTAAAAATTCTATAGCATAAGAAATTAAATGACTTTTAAATAGTGTGCCAGTATTTTTCCAACCATATTCTTGGTACACAGTTTTGTTAGATCCTAAATCTTTCAAAAATAATATTTGTTGTTTAGGAACTAAATATTTTTGTTTTCTTCTTGCAATCATATGTTGTATAAATAATGATATATTATTTTCTACAATTGTCCATGCATTATACCATTCTATAATTAACTCTAACCTTTCATGTGTTTTATTTATATCATCAAATCTACCACACCATGCTGCAACAATTTTATCTTTTTCAATAAATTGTTCAACATCTCCTCCAGCTAATTGGCGTGTTACCTCTATAGCATTTTTATATACAAAAATACTACACAATGAATCTGATGTAGTAGTTTTTCCTTCTGACACAGGATCAATAGAAGCATAGTAAGATCCAAATGCAGGAGATTTAGTTGGTCTTTCCCAAACTACTATTGTTCCTGTTTTATCTATTTGTTTTTTATCTACAGGAAATTTAGATATTGGTAATTTACTTGTTCTCTTAGCTACTACTCCTGTCTCATCTCTATCTAAAGCAATAAGTTCATATGGGTATTCTTTTTCTTCAATCCTTTTTAATTGCTTGCTTAATATACCCTGTGGAAATATTGATTCTTTTCTATATGCAAAAGCTTCAGAAATATTAAGTGGTTTTTGAGATATTCTTAATTGAAATTGTTCACCATTTAATTCATTTTTCCACCTTGATCTTTCTATATTAATTGCTTTAATAGCTTCTTCAACTTGTGAGTTTCCATAATCATCAATATACGGAGGCATTGACCATTGTTCAGGTATAAATAATCCAGCCATACCAATTGTACCGTCAGCGTCCATTAAATTAGTTTCTACAGCATATATATCATTAGCCCCAGGATTCATTATCATATCTTTTAAAGGATTGCATTGTTCTAAATCCCCTACAGATCCTGCTGCAATAAATTGACCAGTAGTCATCATACCTGAAGACATTGCAGGACGTAAATATTCATAAGTCTGCATCATGTTTTTTGCAATCCCCGCCTCCTCATGAAAGAAATATGTACAAGGACCCCCTACCCCTGTAGTAGCATTCTTTTCAAATGAAGCACCCTGTATCTTTGATTTAAGACCTCTTGATGTTTTTCTGTTGTTTACTTTGACTTCTATTTGTTGTTGCCATAATAATACCTTTTCTGGATTACTAGGTCTATACCATGCAGTATGTTCATTAAGAAATGTTTTGTATTCTTCCAAAAACTTCCATGATCCTTTATCATTAATATAATCTTTTAATGAAGCACCAATTTTACATATTGACCCTTCTTCAAACCAATATTGATTTATAATTTTACCCATATGAAAATAAGAAGAAGCTATCTGACGTTTTTTTAGTATTGCAACGTGCTGATGATTTAACTCAGCTATAATTTCATACAATGCCATATGGTATTGTGCATCTCTTACTTTAGCAAATCCGTAATGTTTTTCTTCTTTATCAAAAATAGGTAAAAAGTTAAGCCACATATAATAATCTCTGGTAAGATACCATTGCATATCCCCATCTATATATATAACTCCAGATCTACATTTATTTTTTTGATCCTGCCAATATGCTATAAAATCTTTAGATCTAAATGGTGAGTTACAATAAAAACCCTCTTTATTAAATATTCTTGCTTGTTCATTAAACTTAAGAGCTAATTTAGTAAACCCATATTCTCCAGGTTCTTTAAAGATACCTTCTAAATATTCTCTAAAATCTGCATCAGTATTAAATTCAGTAGTACCCCACTTGCCATTCTCATATGTGGGTATAATTCTACTCATATCTTATAATAGCATATACATCTCCAACTTGTAATAATAAATGCTCTTCTCCTTCATGTTGCATAGGTGTAGGCATTGCGTGATCTGCATATTGTACTATATCTCCAATTTGTAC